TTTTACCCAGTCATCCATAACCTCGCCAAACGATCTAAGCCCACGGCGACTACCGGTCTTAGAGTGGTCTGTAAGCTGTGTGAAGATGCTCTGAATGGCTTCGTACTTCTCCACGGCGCTCATACCGTTTCTGGCATAGAGCAACTCTGTCGCTTCGGTCATGCGCTGAATGCCATATCGCTCCATTGCTGCTTCGCGAACCGATGTGGCATAGGCAACGATGTTAGCAGCGCTGGGAGTGTTCTTGGCAAGTTGTCCGATGTAGGCGAATCCCCCGACCTGCTCGGCAAGACCTTTGCTTTCAAGTGAGTCAAACAAGGTCAGTCCATCAACTGGCTTGTTTTCCCGGAACATCTGCCGGATTTCGGCAAAGATTATCTGGTGAGCTCTGCCATAGAACGACTCTGGCTTGAGCATTGCCAGGACCTTCTGGACTCGCTCGCTGTTATTGTCGTCCAGCAGGAGGCCACCGATGACTGCTTGTTCTGCTTCGAGGTTATGCGGGGCGGTGATGATTTCAGAAGTCATCGCGATCTCCTTCACGAACTTCCAGATAGAGCTTGTCGCTCAGGAAGGCTTCGAAGTTCTTGCGCCGCCAGGTCTTTCCGCTCTTGTTGTCTGGGCGGTCTTCCAGCATCCAGCGGCAGTTCTCGCGAACGTATTTCAGGTAATCCCTAAAACCTTCAATCGTCAGCGGCTTGCCATCATCAAGACCTCTGGCAATTTTGTTGGCCTTTGCCCAGAAAGTACGGATCAGGTTTCGGCGGCGGTCGTCAATAAACTTCCACCCTCTCGCTTCAGGAAGTTCTTCACGTAATGCCTGGAAGACTTCTTCGCAGGAAATCTTTGGTTTTTTCTCTGCCTGACTTTTGCCGGCTGATGCACTCTCTCTTACGTTAGTAAGAGAGTTATTAGTTATATTATTGTTTATGGACAACCGTTGGACATTCGTTGGACAATCACCGCTGAGAGGTGCGTCATTACTGGTGTTTGCGTTGGACAACCGTTGGACAACCGTTGGACAATTTTGAGACTGGAAATCATCATATTTAACGATTGTCAGCAGGCTAAACTTCTTCCCCATAGAGGTGATGTTAAGCATTCCTTTCGACTCAAAGGTACGCAATAAACTGCGAACCTTATTGTCTGGAATGAATGTCTCACTGACTAAGGTAGGTCGTCCGGTAAGCATCTGACCACGGCCAACTGTAACGGGTCCGATATCAGTGTTTACAGTAACTTCGACATGGTTTGCTTTAAGGATTAGGTGTAGCCAAAGATGTACTGCCTGAGAGTCCTTATAGAGTCGGCTATCCATAAATTGGCGATGTATAGAGACATACCCCATACTGGTTGCCTCCTGCGGTTGTACAGGGATATGCCTGTAGTCGGCTAACTTAACGACGCCCATTCTTAACTCCTGCTTTGGCTAGTCTGTAAACACCAATCAGACGCTCTGCGAACGCCCTGTTATTGGATGCGGTGACGACCAATCCCTCAGGTGAATCAGGGTGTCGAATTTCTTCTTTTTCCTGGTATTTCTTACGACGCTTTGTCATAATTACTCCTGTGAATTGATCCAGTGATTCGGTCCTAGAATTGCATGGTGATTTGCTCAGAATCCTCGGTGGCAGCCGGGGATTTTTTCTTTGTAAGAACTGCAGCTACTTCCTTCGCCAGCCTTGCGATATCGTCATCAACAACGCCCCACTCCAGAACAGCTAAGAGCATTGCCATCTTCGGCAACCAGCTTTCCTTCCAGCGGGAGATCTGCGCTTTATCAACGCCAATCGCCTTGGCGACATTGTTTCCACCCTTCATGGCGATGCGGTTAAGAAGCCACGATTCGATTCGTCGAGCCTCTGAGATGTTGCGGTTAGTTGAAGTTTCCATATGTTAAATTCCATAGTGTTGAAAATAGTTAGGTAGACGCATTCGTTGATGCGTTTTGGTGAATGGGCCGAATCAGCCCGCAGCGATGTTAAAGAGCGCTAATACTTATGCTGCTGTGTATCTGTGCGGGTAGAGAATCTGCATCTCAGTGATCTTCCCTTCGAAGAATCGCGAGAGCTTCTCCGCCGTTTCTATAGAGGTGATCTGCTTTCCCCTCTCGATCCGGCTAAGGTTGCCTACATCAATCTCTGTCATTCTGGAAACCTCAGAGATTGTTAGCCCTTTCTCTACACGCATTTTTCTTAGCGGTGTACACATATTTAACTCCTTTGATGTGTTACACGCATAATAATCCAATTTAAAAATATGCGCAAGCCGCTTTGCGGAAGACGCATTATTGGTTTGTAATTAAACAATGAACATTGGTGAAAAGATCCGCCGCCTTAGGAAACAAAAAGGCATGACATTGAGTGAGTTGGCATTGCGTGTTGATAGCGATGTCGGAAATCTTTCACGCCTTGAACGAGGTAAGCAGGGGTTTAGCGAGCAGATTTTACAAAAGATAGCTTCAGCCCTCGACGTTCAGATATCTGTACTATTCTCTTCTGATGAAGATGTAAGTACTGTTAATGCATACAGTATTGATTCTTTGAAGAAAGATGAGGGAAAGGATGTGTACAGAGTTGACGTTCTTGATGTTTCAGCCAGCGCTGGAAGTGGTTCGCCTTCAAAAGACATTGTCGAAGTTGTTCGCTCTATTGAATATGACATTGACAAGGCTAGGACAATCTTTGGCGGCATGCATCAGCGCGACGTAAAGTTAATCAACGTCCGTGGCGACAGCATGCAAGGTACAATCGAGCCTGGAGATCTAATATTCGTAGATGTTAGGATTAATCACTTTGATGGCGATGGGATTTATGTCTTTGATTTCAATGGAGATACTTTTGTTAAACGCCTTCAAAAAGTAAAAAGTGATTTGGTTGTAATTTCAGATAATGTGAAATACAAAGAATGGATCATTACCCCTGAAGAGGCAGCAATGCTACATGTATCCGGGCGCGTAATGCTTAGTCAATCCCAACAGTTCCGCCGACACGGCTAAATTCATCATCGATAAGATCCCGCATATGCGGGATTTTTTTTGCATAAACCCCCCCACAACATAATTTTTTAAATCCTTTTGAATCATACGCATACACCATCACACCAAGTTCCATTGCATCACACACTAAATATGCGCTTGACGCATTTGTTTTTGACGCATAAAGTAACCCCATCAGCAGGACGCACTACTCACCAGGACGGTGAATGCTCTTTAACAACAGAAGGCCTGTTTCGGGCCAACAATACCAAACGAGATGGGTTTGGGGTGTGTGTCAGGGTGCTAAACGCTCAGCACCAAAACCATTTCAGGAGGCAATCATGACTAATCGTGAACACAAGAAGTTATTACGCGCCATCCGTCATCAACAAGGTATGCGCGAAAGCCAGCAACTGGCGAAGAAGATTGACCGCGCTTTCTCGCGCATCTCAGAAGACTGCAGCAATCGCGTTGTACTGGCTACGTCATTGGGTAGCCTCCGCGACAAACCAGCTCAGGAAGAGATTAGAGAGAGTAGAAACCGCATCTGGTACAAACAGCCTGGCGAGCGCGGCATTACTTGCTCAGGCCGGCAGAAGATGAAAGGAAAGTCTATTCCATTGATATGATAACGCTTAAAATGCGTCTATTAATTTAACGGAATGGCGGTGAAGGATGAGCGCATCACCTTTTGACTTTTACGACCTGGGTTCGAAGATAGTTGTAGGTATTGCCAGCGGAGGATCTGCTGCCTGGTTTGCATCAAAACTAGCGTTGAAGAAGTTCTATAGGGAGAAATGGTGGGATAAGAATTATGAGGCATATCTCTCTCTGATTGATGACCTTATCTATATGCGTGACTCATATGCAAAACTTTATTCTTTTGAAGAAGATAAACACCACGGTAATGCCAGGGAAGAAGATGAGCCACAAATAGACTGGGATAAAATGGGATTAATTGGTAAGCGCATGGAAAGGCATTTATACACGTCAGCGCTAACTATAAGCAGATCAACAAGCGAATCAATAAAGGAATTTTCGCACAAAACAAAATCAATAGATAAGCAAGTTGATGATGGTTGTATGCATCCATTTGTAGCTTACGATGAATTGAGTTTTGCTGCTGCAGAGTTGCTTGAAAGGGTGGTTAACGACGCGAGAGAGAATCTCGGTCTTATAAGCTTCAAGGAGCGAATAGAATCATTCCAAAAAAGCATTTAATACATCTTCAATATGTCGAAAGCCGCCCTATGAGGCGGTTTTTTATTGCCTCAGGAGTAAACAATGAGCAGAAACGGCTGGCTCTCTATGAGCTATGCGGCAATGTTTGGCGCTGTTGTATGGGCTGCTGTCATCTATCTGGTGCTGACTATTACTTGGTGATGAACATGAAGATTGATCACACATTATTGCGATTGGCTCAAATCAAGGCGCGTATCGCCAGAAAGAATGGTGATGGTGCTAAATGGATGGAAGCTAACGAAGAAATGAAAGCGGCAATTGGTTATCCGTGGTTCAGGAGGAAGTGATTATGGATTCTTTGTTTGAATGGCTAAAAAGCGGCGAATATCTTCCAGTGTTCATGCGTGACTTTCATGACCAGAAGGATTTATTCAAAGCCATGCACAACACCATTGAAAATGCAGACCAGAATGGAAATGCCAGAGATGGCCATATTTACGTCGTGGATACATTCCTTTGGTACATGGCTCGCTGTGGATACACACTCCAAAAGTCACGAAAAAAAGTCGAATTCAAAGATATGCAAGATGATATTGATCGATTTAAAAGAGAAATAACCGACGCTTTTTCAAAGATGCTATCCAATAAGTAAAAGAATACGTCACCACCAACCGACCAACCAAACACCACCATGACCAATCATATCCCCGTCAGCTCTATGCCTGACGAAGACTTCGTTCGCCTCATGCAAGGCATTTTATCCGAGCATGACAATGAACAGGAGAGAGACGATGCGCCTGAGCATGAATGATAAAAACGAAATTAAGCAGATTATCGCCGGTTTTACCGATGCGGATTATCAGGAGATAGACAAAGAGGTTGAACGGTTGTGTGCATCAGCGCAGCCGCTTTTTAACCTGATCGAAGACCACAAACCAGATGAGCACACAAAGTCCGCAACTGAGTGGTTAAGTGAAGAAGACTGTGATTACCAGGATTATGCCGGCACAGCGATGTGGGACTTGTTTCGGCCTCGCGTAGTGGTCGAGCACGCAATAGCAGCATTCATTCGCCGCCATTCGTTTGAGGATGCAGCATGAAACCCGGCATATATTACGGAATGTCGAACGAGGACTATCACACTGATGAGGCCATAGGCTCAACTACCGTAAAAGCAATAAGTGTTAGTCCTGCCAATCACTACTTCAACAAATTTACCGGAAGTAAATCTGCACATATTGGAAGTGCTATCCATGCTGCGCTGCTTGAACCTGATTTGTACGATAAGCAATACACGCTGCGCCAGGATATAAGCTCAAGGAACTCTAAAGAGTATAAGGAGCTAGCATCCAGATTAGCTCCTGAATATATCCTCATAGGGAGCGAGGTCGATACTGTTAGCGGGATGATTTGGTCATCAAGGATGAACGATGACTTTATGGACTACATGAATACCAGAGGTAACTCTGAAGTATCTATGTTTGCAGAGTGTCCAGAAACGGGCCTGATGCTTAAATGCCGCTTCGACAGGCTGTCTGACACTCTCGCCTACCCTCTTGACGTTAAAAGCTGCAGAGACGCTTCTGAGCGCGGATTCAGCAATGCTTTCGGTCAGTACAAATACCACATTCAGGCGGCCTTCTATCTCTACGTTCTCAGGCTGGCAACTGGCATCGAATATAACCAATTTGCTTTCTTTGCTATTGAGAACTCACCGCCCTATCGCAACTGCATGTACTACATCGGCGATGAATCGCTGGAGCTTGGCTATCGCGAAATGTACGCAGCATTAGACAAGCTTGTTGCATGCAGAGAAAACGAATCGCTGAAGTACGAAGGAATTGTACTTCCATCCAATGAAATTAACGTTCCGTCCTACTTGCTGGATAACGAATACGATGATGAGGTAATTATCTAATGGACCTTTCACGCACAATCATTCCAAAGTCAGACCAAATTAACTTCGAGGATGTTCAGTCACAGAGCATCACAGCGGTTATTAAAGCAGTTCGGGCAGGGAACTCGGAACAGCCGGTATTCATCGACCTTGAAGGTTTTGATGGGCGTCCTTACAAGCCGTCTAAATCAATGCGGAGAGTGTTAATTGGCGGCTGGGGTGCTGATGGTCACTCATGGGTTGGGCGTTCTCTGACGTTAATTGGCGACCCGTCAGTAAAGTTCGGTGGCGTAGCTGTAGGTGGTATTAAAATTTTCGCTATGAGCGATGTTGAGTCTGATTTCTCAATGATGCTTTCAGTATCACGCGGCAAGAGACAGGAGCACAGAGTTAGAAAGCTGGAAGTTAAGCAACAGGCAACACCTGAATCCGCACTGGCATGGTTTTCTGCTAATGCATTAAATATGGACTCTGCAAAGCTTGAAAATGCCTATAGCCGAGCCAAAGGCGTTATCGGTAATGATTCAACGCTAATTCAAAAACTCGACGAAATTTACCGCCTCCGTAAACAGGACTTAGAGGGGGTCTAATGAAATGCATTCCCTGGGAGTCGTGGGAAGAGGATTTCCTGCGAGAAGTATCCGCCACCATGCCTGCCGAGTTGATCGCCGAAAAGCTCGAAAGAACTATTCCGGCAATATGGGGCAAGGCATCAAGGATGGGAGTCAGGCTTACCTACCACATGAAAATTAAGCCATGGACTGCGCAAGAACTATCTCTCTTTAAGTCATCAACTGCGGAAGAGATAGCCAAAGTAACTTCCCGAAGCATTTATTCCGTCAGGTCTAAGCGGTATCAGTTAGGCCTGCTATCAGGAGCCAATCAATGAGCAAAAACCTACACATCGAACTCGGTGATAAATACGTCGTCACAGGGTCAACGCATGACCTCATCCTGAACGAGAAGAAAATCATAAAGGAAGGAAAGAATGCCGGACAGGAAACGCTGTCCCGCCTCGGCTACTACAGCAAGTTTGAGTACCTGGTAAAGGAATTATGCCACCGGGAGATTCTTCAGTCAGAAGCTCAGTCACTGGAAGAATTGCGCGACTACATCTTTGCGCTCGGCTAGAAGCTGAGTAAGGCGGTTGAACCATGAGCTTAGAAATTATTGACCAAGCCAGCGAGCTTGAAGAACTTCTCCGCAATAACGCTATACAGGCCCACAGCATTAACCACAACGCAGTATCAGCAACACACTGCATTGATTGCGGTGATAACATTCCAGAACTGCGCCGCGTGAAAGTGCCTGGATGCCAGCGATGCGCCAACTGTCGGGGTGATTTTTAGTTGTTGAAGCAGCAATGGATATGTTAATCGGGTGCGGGTCGCCACCCCGCTCTCCCTAGCTCTTGTTAGGAGCTTAGTTGGTGCAATGTGTAGGCAAACATCACAAAGTAATAGATTGCCTGGAACACTTTGATTGCGTCCATGTTTATACCCTTTTATAGGGCAAGGTCTTGTCAGCAGCTGCCCAATAACTCCGCACTGACAACCCTCCTCTTCGGAGGGGTTGCAGGTTGACAGCTATAGCCTTGGCGGCGTAGCAGAGTTCACTATTGGGTTTCAGAATCAGAATTCGTAAAACAAATTCTAATCAGATTCCACTATAGAAATTTGGGCTCGTCATGTCGCAATCCATCCGATATGCGCTATTTATATCAAATTCCCGTAAGATGTAAATAATAGAAATGCTTACTGGAGTTCAAATGTCACAGTGGAACATAGCGGCAAAAAGCCCGGGAGAGCAGGACAAGGTCAATGTTGACCTGGCAGCCTCCGGCGTCGCCTACAAAGAGCGCCTGAACATGCCGGTTATCGCCGAAGTGGTGGCCAGAGAGCAGCCTGAGCATCTGCGCGAGTATTTTATGGAACGCGTGCGCTACTACAGGGAAAAGAGCATCGAGCTACCGAGAGCAAGTGACCCTCGGTATATTGAAATGGCTGAGCAGAACGCCAAGAAGTAAACCAACCATCGAATAAACATAACCCGCCGAGTGCGGGTTTTTTTATTGTCGTAGGTAATGATGATAAGTTGCGTCAGTTTGCGCATGAGATGTGGATAATAGAGAGGAAAGATTTATGGCTAAGTTACTTACGTTACTTCAGTGGGCGGATGCGAACTACGAAACGCCTCCATCATTGTCTACACTGCGCCGCTGGACACGTGAAGGGCGGATTTATCCTGCTCCTGAACTTCATGGCAAGGAATACAAGGTGATTCCAGAGGCGTGCTATGTAGATCCAAGCAAGAAGAAGTTGAAGCCTAAACCGAAGAATTTTGATGTGCCGAGGAATTGTACTTTACTGGAGAGACTGACTCATGGCGAAAAGGCCCGCTCGTTACGACGCTAATCTGCCGAGAAACCTTACCTATCGCAAAAGAGACAGGCTCTACAGCTGGAGAAACCCGATAACCGGGCAGGAGATTTCCCTTGGACGTGTTGATCGCAAGGATGCTGTAGCCCAGGCGATTGAGGCCAACAACTACATCGATCAGAATTACCTACCATCCTCCCTGCTTGACCGCTTAAAAGATGTTCCTACGTTTACCGTCTCCGCATGGCTGGAGCGTTACGAAGTTATTCTTGAACGGCGCGAGTTGAAGCCTAACACGATGAAGGTCAGGCGCAATCAGTTAGCCACCATCAAAGAAGAGTTCGGCAGAATCCCCCTGGCTTCAGTAACAACTAAGGACATTGCTGAATTTCTGGAAGGATATATTGTCTGCGATAAAAAGAGCATGGCTTCTGGATTGCGATCCGTTTTACTGGATGTATTCAGGGAGGCAATTGTCGAAGGGCATATCGACAGAAACCCTGCTGAGCCCACTCGCACACCAACACCGAAAGTTAAGCGAGAAAGGCTCCTGTTAGAACAATTCACCATTATCCGTGATGCGGCCTCTTCCCATTCTGACTGGGCGAGAAACGCCTGCGACCTTGCGCTTGTTACCGGACAGCGGCGAGAAGATATAACGCTATTCCGTTTCAGTGATGTTAAGGAAAGGAGGTTATTTATCACGCAGGAGAAAACAGGTCACAAACTGGCGGTACCTCTTGATTTGAAACTGGACGCCGCAGGGCTTATGCTGCACGATGTGATTGAGAGATGCCGTGAAGGCAATCCGTCTGACTTCATGGTTTACTCACCAGTTCGTCGCGGTGGCAGGAAGCCTGGTCCACTAACACCGGATGGACTTACCCAGGCATTTGCAGATATCAGGGATTCAACAGACTTAAAGTTTGGGCCCAATCCACCCTCTTTTCATGAGATCAGAAGCCTGGCGAGCAGGCTCTATGAAAATGAACGCGGAGAGGAATTCGCACAGCGATTGCTCGGCCACAAAAATTTAACAATGACCAAAAAATACCTGGACGCACGAGGTGCAGAGTATGTTATGGTTTAGACAGGATATGGATAATTCGAGTAATTTTCGGGGGATTTCGTGATTTCCACGAAAAACTCCTTATAAAACAGCATAATAAAAAGAGACCGAATACGATTCCTGTATTCGGTCCAGGGAAATGGCTCTTGGGAGAGAGCCGTGCGCTAAAAGTTGGCATTAATGCAGGCTAAGTCGCCTTGCACTATAAGAATAGTTTAACGCGTCAGCTTTTCCAGTCCGCGGCCAAAGTGGCTGCATAATTCCTGGAAAGGGGGCCTCTGCCAGCGAAAAAACCGCCACTGCCGTTGTCCGGCAAGGGCGGTTTTTTTAATGTTATTACAGCAGGATAGCGAGAAAGTTTAGCAGAGCTTCTGCGCTCGCTCGATAAAGGGCGCGAGGCTCATTTTTTGTCCCGGATGCTGCGGATCGTCGATCTGGATCACTGAGATCGGCTGCGCGGTGGTTTTGCCGGCTTTGACCTGCTGCTCAGCCACCTCATTGAGCGGATACTGGACCAGCGTGCTCGGGTTGATGGCGTAAAGCGCGTTACCCGGTCGACAGGTCAACATAACCTCTTCTCGGTTGAACGCCCAGCTCTCCTTCCCCACCTCAAAACGGCTCACGGTGATAATTTGTGGCGCTGCCAGAGCAGCCCCGGAGCTTGCCAGTAACAACATGGTCAGAACAATTTTTTTCAT